TTTTTTGCGAAACCGATAATCTGACCAACCTGAACCAAGTTACCTGATTTAACAGTGCTTGCTACAGGAAGGACAAGCTCGTTGCCATTTGTGTAAATCTCATTAAGAGCCATTTACTTTTCCTTCTACTATTTGCCTGAGATGCGGTTCACAACAGCTGCGAACTCATCTTCTAGGCTTGACTTGGTTGCCTCGTGGATAACACCAGTGGTGTCAGCTACAGTGGCGATGGCAACGGACTCGCTGATTTCGGCAACATATGCCTTCTCATCAGCAATTAGCTCGTCAACCGACTTTGTGTTGGCTTCAGACTTAAGAGCCTCGACTACGCGAGTGAGGGCCTTGGTCGGTAGACCAGATTCGTTGAACTTCACTGCCATGTCAACTGGGTTAACCGACTCGACTACCTCTTCGATAGTTTCTGTCTCGTCAATTTCAGCTGGCTTAGCTGCCTCAGCAAGAATCGAAACCGACTCTACTACAGGCGTGATTGCCTCAACGAAGGCAGTTTTGAGGTCAGCAATAGCTGCGTCAAATTCTTCCTTAGTAATGGACATTCCATTTCCTTCCGATACGGATTCTGTAACCGGAGTGGTTTCAGCATCTTTTCTAGTGTAGCTTTCTAGGAGGTTCAAAAACTTTCCTCCTGCGCCAGCTACAGTAACGACATCTACGCTAGTCAAAGGGTCTTCGACCAGCGACTCGATGATTGGACCCTCTCGGCCCTCTGCCTCTCCAACCTTGGCTTCGCCAAGAGCGTGAATTGACAAACCTACATCCTCATACATTTCTTTAATGATTGGTGCATAGTGGGAGTAGAATTCAATATCTGCAACGAGACCATTCTCGGTAAACACAGAATCAGATGTTAGCTTACCAGCAAGCTGGTGAACATCGCGCTCTGGTCTTTCCGAAGACTCGCTGAGTGATGGGTGGTTCATAAAAACTTTAGTGCCAGCCTTGAAGACTTTAGGACCAAAGTTCTTTAGCATATCTGCGCCGTAATACCCCGATGAACCCCAACCGGCTTCAATAATCTTAACGCGCCACTTGCTACCAGATTTGACTGGTGCAGCCAGTGCTGCGTTCTCATTTAGCGTTATAGCCATAAAATCTCCAATAGGTATTTACTATGTATTATTATAGCATACAACTATGCAACAGGAGCATTATCTCCGGGGCGCAAATCGTTTGCATTGTCCTGCATCGAGCCAGCCACTCCAGAATTGCCTTGAGATGGCACAATTGAGCTGTCATTGTTAGACGATGTGTCATTCATCGAGCCATCGTTGGGCGGTTCATTGTGCAGCTTAGCGATGTCAAGTGTCTCGATAACAGCGTTGCGGTATTCATCATCCCAAATGGCGTTAGACTCTTTAGCAAGAGCAAGTGCTTGCATCATGCGCTGGCTTGGCTCGGTCTCAATCTTAGGCCAGTTGATTTCAAGTGCATCCATGTTAGCACCAATGAACTTCATAACTCGGCGGTAGAACAAGGTCCAAACCTGCTGGCGAGCTTCCATAGCCTTTACAGTTGGAACATCCAGTGTCTGTGCAGTTCCATAAGCGCCAGAAGTTCCCGGGTCAGATAGCAAGGCTACAACCGACACCTCAAGCGCAGAGGCAACCATTGAGCCAAGTGCGCGACCATCGTTTAGGTTCACAGCGTTGGCGCGAGGCATTGAGTTTAGCTCCATGTCGTTCGACATCACAGCGGTAGAGCCAGCGTTAGTTGGCGATGCGATAGTTGCAGCAGCGGTAGTTGCTCCGCCTCTGGTCTTGGTCTTTAGCTGCCAAGCGAACATGGCTAGAGCTTTTAGCATGCGCGAGCCATCCTTTAGATACTCGTTGTAAGCGTGTGCCCAAGGAAGAGCAGGGAAAGCATCTGGAACACCCCAGATTTGACCAGCTCGGCGGTTCACCTTAGAGGCAAGCATACGATACTTAGCGTCAACTGGCTGGTTCTGGATGCTGCCGGCAAAGCGACCACCCATAGGCTCGTAGGTGTCGGCTGGATACCAGCGGTTCATCTGCACAGCTTTAGGTGCGCTAGCATTTAGTTCCTGCTCGTAGCGAGTCCAGCTACGGCGGTAGTAACGGATAATCTCCTGATTGTCAGGGTCGGTGACAACTCCGGTAATCTCGTTGAAAGGGATGCGCTGGAACTTCTTGGTAGAGACCTCACCCAAGATGAAGAACTGACCATCGGTGAAGTGGCTGCGCTCATTGATTGCCTGCGCCTCAGCTGAGAATAGGACATCTTGGTTCTGCTCGTCAGACATGATTCTGCGGATGCGAGGAGGCTGCTCGCTGAACGAGACACCCTTGCCGAAGATGTAGCTTGAGCGAAGACCGCAACCGCGCTTTAGCAGTGGGTTGGCTTCGGAGTTCTCGCGGATTACGCCAGCAGCACGCTGTAGCTCTTCCAGCTTGAAGGCATCGACCAGTTCGACCTGACCATAAAGAGTCCAGCCTTTGTCTTCGAAAGCAAGCATTGCGTTTGCCATCGAAGCGTAGCTTTCGCGAAGTAGTTCATTTTCGTTTGCAATCGCTCCAAATTGCTCTGAAAGTTGGGTGAAATCCATCAAAAAGTCCTTAAAAGTTTGTGTAAGACTATTCTACCATACCCAGCTACCATAAAAGGGGAACTGCTCGTCAAGTGGATTCGTGTCCCAAGTGATAACATCGCCCGGTTTCTTGTCGCCAAACTTAGAGTTGGTGATGTGCTCAAGATTAGCAGCAGCGTAAACCAGTGCATCCAGACTGTCAGGGGACTTCACGCCTCTAGAGCGCATGTCATCCTTGGACTCAATCTGGATAGCACCCTTGGCGGAGAACTTATACTGAATCATCATAATCTCATCCAGCAAAATCTTGTCATCTGGGTCAAGGTCAATGCTGCCATCAAGCATCTTCTCGCGTAGGAAGTCAAAGTTGTAAGCACGAGCGTTTAGCCAGCGAGTGTTATCAGGGCTGGCAGCGGAGCCAAGCATTGATATAACTGTATAAGCGTTGTTTGCGATATTCACAATAAGGTCAACTACCGGGCCACCAAGACCAGATGCGTCAACGCGCACTTCTTTCACGCCATGTTCAGTTGCCAACCTGTGCACTCGGTTAGCCGACTCAATAGCCGTAGCCTTGGTCCAGCTGTCGAGCTTGCGACAACGCCCACCGCGATTGATGTAAACCACAGAGTCATCCTCACCGAAACGCGCAAGGTCAACGCCCAGCACAGCAGGGATATCCATATCGTCATCGACCTCAGCATCAATCGACCTGTCAATGGCAGACTGCGAGAAGAAAGTGTTGTCAGCCTCGTCTGGGAACTCAGCCAGAATCTTAGACTTATATCTAGCGGAGTCTTCGCCCCATGAAATCTTCTGACGCTCTACCCATTCACGCTGGATGAGCAGAGGCTTCAGCTCTTCTGGGATTACCTCGCCAGTAAAGTTAGGCGTGTCAAACGCCGAAATCTTAATCTTGTGCCAAGTCGGGTCTTCGCGGAAAATCTTGTGGAACGGAGTTCCTCGCGAGTCAGGGTTTCCAATCGCCAGAACGCGAGCGCCCTCGGTGTTGGTAACAGCTTCGGTAGCAGTATAAAGGTCTTCTGGGATACCACCAGCTTCATCCAGAATAACTAGAACATATCGGCGGTGGATACCTTGGAAGGCAGAGACGATATCTTTATCGGCAGGTCTACGACCCCAAGCCATAACTGTTCCGTCATCGAGCTTCCACTCCTGTGCCTGTGTGATGTAGCCCGGCAGTTTTACGCCATGCTCAGCAGCTAGGCGAAAGTTGTCTTGGATTTCCTTAAACAGAACTCGCGCAATCTGGATATAAGTCGGAGCCGAACAAATCACAGCAACATCGCGTGAGTCATGCACAGCTACCCACCAAACGGCGATAATGCCGGCAAGACCACTCTTACCAGCACCATTGCAAGATACCACCGCTGTGTGGGAGTTCTCAACCAGCGACCTAGCAATCTCTTCCTGCTTGCTCCACAGGGTCTTGCCTAGAACTTCCTTAGCCCACAGCTTAATGTCGGTAAGGTATTCTTCCTTCTTAGACCGGGACCGCAAATCTGCAATCACCGCGTCTAATACATTGTCAATCAATTCTCTCGCTCCGCCATAATCTCACCCTTAGCGTGCAGTAGCCCCTCGGCAACTAGCTCTTCAAGCTCGCCTCTGGTAATCTGTGGGTAGCGCTCATGCAGTTCATTCTTTGCAAATGATAGCGCGGAGTCCATCGCGCGTAGCAAAACACCCTGTTGGAACTCGGTGAGCTTAATCAGGTTCTCATCCAGCTCCTGCTGCTGGCTGTCAAGTCGCTTGCCGATGGTCTCAAGAGTCTTCAGTAGCAAACGCTGAGTATCTAGGTCGCCACTTTTCAGCGCGTTCTCAGTCAAGACCTCTTTTAGCTGGTTTAGCTCTGCAAGTAGAAGTTGGCGCTGCTCATGCTCGGTCCAGATGTTGCGCGAGGCTAGCAGTTGTTTCACATGCACAACGGCCTGAGCTGCTGGAATACCAGTCAAACGCTCAAGCTCAACACCTGACTTACCGCCAGCTGCTGCCTTAATTAGAACATCATCTAGAAGAGCAATGCCAGCCATTAGATACCTTTATTCCAGACCAGCTTCTGTGCTTCGAACTGGATTCGGGCATCTGTCAGTTTGTCTTCGAGCTTCTCAACCTTATCGGCTAGCTCGTTGTGGCGGATGATTAGCTCTTGGATAACCTGCTGCATCTCATAGAGTAGCTCCTGAGTCTCGTCTTCTTCTACTTGAGCCTCTGGCTCGATTGGGTCATTGATTCCACGCATGTTTGCTCCTTGAAAGTTTTAAAAAATTACCGCGAAAAATTTTTGGGGTGGGGTTTTATAGCTCATTGAGTTCTAGGCGATATGTTTGAATAGCCTCGTCAATGATGTCCCACGCCTCGTAGTCACCGGCCATCTCGAAGTAAACCATGTCACAGTCATCGGTGGTGACATCACAGAAGGTAGCGACCCAGACATCTACATTGCTAGGCTCTTGGGCAGGGTCGTGTAGGTCGAGGTGGATGGAGTAGTTTCCATACCCGGAAAGGTTTACGATAAGTTCTGACATGCAAGTATCTTACCACATAGTTTTATAGTAAGTTACGCAAATAATTCCGAAAGTGAGGCGGAGTTCGTGTGGGTGTGCCGCGTGACAAAAATAAAAGTATCTTACCATAAAAAGATTTGTTTGTCAAGCCCTTTTCGGTAACGATTTCGTTATAAACTTTTTTTCTTTTTTTCGCCCTTTTTGGTTGCGCGGTGCTTTTTTGTGTTATTGTTTTCTTGTGACCGAAATACGGAAGCAGAAAGAAAAGAAATGAACACTCTAACCGCCGTAGGCATCGCCCTTCTAGGTGCTTGCATCTTGGCTCTAGTTGCACCAGCAACCGCCCTAGTCTCGCCAATGTTCACCCTAGTTTTTCTAGGCGGTAACGGCTTGCTAGCCATCGCCCTTGGTTCACTTGTCGCTTGGATGAACAAGTGAACACCTGCCAACTTTGCGAAATCGAAACCGAAACCGATTTTCTCGAAGGCATCGAAACTTGCCTAGACTGCCAGAACCTAACCCTAGACCTTGAAGACATCGAACCAGAAGAAGAAAAGGAAGACTAATGATTACCCTGAAAGAAGCAGAAAAAGCCCTGAGCCAACTAAACGCCTTCAATGCAGGCAACCTAAGCGCCCGCTGGGAATCCAACGGAACGATGATTGGAACTTTCACAGTTTACTCATACAGCACGCCAATAGCCACCCTTGACCCTAACCGCTCAGTTTGGTTCACCGACAAGCGCTACAGCGTTACCACAAGCAAGCACCTAAATATCGTAAAAAAAGCGTGGAAAGCGTGAGAGCCTTTGTTCTTATGGGCATAGCCCTAGCCCTCGCCCTTCACTCAGGCGATACCCTTGACCGATTCGAAGGCGCTTGCGCCCTAGCCCTAGCAGTCTTAGCCCTTATCAACTACAAGAAAGAAGAACAAAAGTGAAACGCCCAGATTCAAACCGAACGATTCAAGCCAAAGCCAAAACCCTAACCCTAAAACAGAAACGCCACGAAAAAGCCCTGATTACAGGCAGAAAGAAGGCAAACTAATGGAAGATAAAATCACAATCCTTATTGACGAACGCAACGAGGCGCAGAAAGTAGCCAAAGACGAATACTCAACAGGCTACGCAGACGGACTAACAATGGCTATCTCAATCTTGGAAGGACTAATAGACTAATGAAGAAAATCGGCACGATTGACCTAACGCCAACACGAGCAGAACACGCCAGAAT